GGAAGACGAGGCCGTGGTGCCGCTGCAGGAGCAAGGGCTGCTGGCAGAGCAGTAAGAAGATAAACCTTCTCGGTTTATTTCCCCTCTTATTAAGGTAATTCATCATGCTTGTAAGCGTTTCACAATTAGCAACATACATGGATATTCGGTTCAGCAACAGGCAGGAAACTGCCGCCGAATATGTCCTAGAAGGTTTGCAAAGCGAACTTGAGTCCTACTTGCGTCGTCCCATAGAGCTAACGGATTTTGAAGAGACTTATGTTCTTGAATCAAACTTTGTTGGTGTACCAATGTCGTCGTTTTTCACAAATGAAACCTCTGTATCAGATGACTCTATTGGGATGGTCACATACGCTCAACCTCCCCAGACTATCTATATTCGCAATTCTCCAATTGTTTCAGTACAAAAAGTGACTGTTTCTAATCTAAATGAAACTGGTCGTGTTCTTGGCGAAGCAGTAATAAGAAATGCAAACATTACTTCGGTAACTGTTGCTGGAACAACCGTCACCTATACGGCTTCCAACCACGGCTTTACTGTTGGGCAAAAAATTAAAGTGAGCGGTTTGAGTACTTCTGCTTTAAACCTTTCCTCTAATGTTATTTCTTCTGTGACTACTACCACTTTCACGGTGACACAGAGTGGTCTTACTGCGGGAACTTTTGCTCAAACTGGAAAGGTGGTTGCGTTGGGTAACGATTACACCGTGAGAAGGTTTGGAATTGATTGTTATCGTGGTTTTGCCAACGACATCATCACTATCTCCTACAAAGCGGGTTTAGTGGGGGACGGAATAAAAGTTTTCCAATTAATGATACTAAGAGCAGCTTCTAGAGAAATGCAGAACATGCATGACGATGTGGTTGGTATCAAAGATTTGAGTCCTCGTGAAGTTGCGCTTCAGGAAACTGGGTTTTTGGAAAAAGAACTTGCTGCCGTTAAAAGATGGCGAAGAACTAGGGTCGCATAAATGAGTCTTAGCATGAATATTTCTTGCAATGCGGATAACGCTATTAGGCGCATGGATCAAATGATTCGCAGATCTCAAGACTTTCGTCCAGTATTTGCTTGGGCAAAAGGTTACCTAAAAAGAGCAAACGCCTTAAACTTCACCACTTCGGGCCTCATGGTTGGCGGATGGGATCCCCTAGATGCTCGCTATGCCGCATGGAAGGGTATTCGTTACCCTGGAAAACCAATACTTCAGCAGTCGGGGGCGCTTTTTAAGAGTCTTTCCGATCTGAATGGTCCAGAGAACTATATGGGCTTCAAGAGGGCAGAGTTTGGAACATCGGTTGAGTACGCAAAGTTTCATCAATATGGAACATCTAAAATGGCTAAGCGCCAAATAGTTTTTGAACCACCGCTTTTTGCAAAAATGCTAGGAATGAAAGCACGCGAACACGTCGTGGGAAATGATATTTCATAATGACTGATTATTTAATGCAGGGACCACAATTCGCCAAGCAGTATGTCAGCGACTATCTCCAAGCCGATATTCCAAACAGAATGATCCGATACAGAAATGGTTGGGATTTGGATGACGAAACTCTCCCCGATCCACTTCTTTATCTTTCCTACGAACCTATAGCCCTTGATCATTGGCCAACCTTGATTACGGTTGCAATTTCAACTAACAGGTTTGACCAGTCTGGTTTTACATATACGGGGGATGCTGTTTACCGTGTCACGTATTCTATGCGTACCTATGTTTGGACTAGAAGTGATAGTTCTGAAGAAGTAACGTTAATGAGAGACAGACTCACTACGGTAGTTCGCTCCGCATTGCTTGATGTTCCTTCGCTGCAGACTTTAAATGACGCAAACGGAGACTATGAAGCGTATATTGATTCGTCTAGTATTACTGAGGAATTTTCTGATTTAACTATGTTAAAAGGCGATCGAGTTCTTGCAGGTGCTTATATAGGGTATGATTTAGTAATCAATGAAATTGTTTATCGCCAGCAAATCGCAATGGTAGACACTTATGAAATTGAGATGCAGGACATGGGTCCAAGCGAAGGTTAATCGGGAAAACTTATGAATACATATCAACAGTACGAAGGAAAAATAGTTACCCTTCTCAATGGTTCAATCAGTTCAACCTCATACAACGAAGTAGGAGATCGCCTAGATAACGGGAAAAGTGTTTCTGTTGAGTGGAATCCAGTAGCCTTAGCCAATGTGCGAAAAGGCCATTTAGTCGTTGTTGATGTCGTTGTTGAGCAAGAAATAGACACAAAATCAACAAAAAAAACATCTTCAAAAAAATCTACTGAAGTTATAGAAGAGCCGATTCAAGAACAAACCACACCTGTTGAAGAAACAAAAGAGGAAATTGTTGAAGAAGTAAGTTCTGATAGTACAGAAGTTCCTGAAGAATCGGTTGAATAAATGTATACTCGCAGTAAGGACTGACGAGGCCAATTTAATCGTCCAAACATAATTTACGGAGGATGGCGGATGCCCGGAGTAACAATCAACACAGCAATCAGAACAGGTGCTTCGGCATCTACCACTGTACCAGGAGCAACATTTTTTGTTGTTGGTGAAGCGGAACGCGGTTCAGATACCTTTGCTGTTGCATGTACAAGTATTGACGACTACACGACTGCTTTTGGCGGTTTTGTATCTGGTAAGTATCTTTATCAAAGTGTTTACACATTTTTTGAAGAGGGTGGCTCCCTTTGCTATGTGGCAAGAGCTACCAAGAGCACTGGTTCAAACGCCAGAGCTTCTTTGGGTTTAATTTCTTCTGGATCCACTGTTGCAGTAACACTCACTGCTGCTGGTCGTGGCGACTGGGGCGAGCTCATCTCCGTCACTGTAAGTGCGGCTGTTTCTGGTGTTTACACATTTTCCATTAAGTATAATGCTGTAGAAATCTGGACTGGTGGATACGAAACTTCTGGAGCTTTTGTTGATGCAGTCAATAACAGCACTGTTCTTAAAAACTACGTAACAGCAGCTACCACCAATCGCTCAAATACTACTTTTGTTACTGTTTCTACAGCCGCTGCGCTTGGTAACGCTGGAACTGACGGTGCTGCCACAACGGCAGACTTCATTTCTGCTCTTGCTCTTTTCACCGAAGATCTTGGCACTGGTTGTGTAGCTATTCCTGGTGTGGTTGATACCGCAACTTCAACAACACGCGAAACAGATTTCTGGAACCCTATCAAGACGCATTGTGTAGCAAACAACAGAGTTGCTCTTCTTTCGTTTGAAGAAACAGATACCGCTGAACAAGTCGGCACGATGTCGGTTGGTTATGTAGGTGACAATCATGAGTACCTTGCGATGTACTATCCTTGGATTACGATTCCTTACCTTGGTAACCCAATCACTATCTCTCCAGAAGCATATGTTGCAGCTGCCCGTTCAAAAACAGTTACCGCAACTGGAACTTGGGAAGCTTACGCAGGTGAAGTTACGATTCCAAGATTTGTTACTGGAGTTACGACTGTTGTCGGTAGAACAGTTGGCGATGCTCTTGATGCTGCTTATGTTAATGCAATCAGAATCATTAACGGCGATGTAAGGGTTTATGGTGCCCGTTCTCACTCAACGAATGTTGCTCAGTTCAGATTTATTACAAATAGAGACACAATCAACTACATTGTTGACAGATGTGAACTTCAACTTGAGTCACTTATCTTTTCTTCTATCAATGGAAGACAGACACTTTACGGCAACATTGAATCAGCAATTCAAGGAGTTCTTGAACCAATCAGACTTTCTGGTGGTTTCTACGAAGGATTTGATGCTCGTGGACGTCGTACAGACTACGGTTACACCATTGCGGTTAACGATACGATGAACCCAGTTTCACAACTTCAAACAGGTCTTATTAAAGCCCAGGTTGGAGTTCGTATCTCAAGTGTTGGTGACAAAATCACCGTAAACATCATCAAGTCAAACCTGACAACTAACCTCGCCTAAGACGGAGAACCACTATGACAAACCAAAACGGCACCGCATACAACATTAGAAATAATGCTGCAAAGATAGCTCCACAGCGCCAAATTGTTGCTGCCATTTCCCCGTCACTTACTCAGGCGGACACAACGCTTGGTACGATTCCAACATTTGCTGAGTTTTTTGCTCAAGTATCTGGCGGTGAAATTCAAGCACAAGTTGAGAAGGTGTACCACGGTGGGGCAAAGTGGCCATCCATCGTTACGGCTCCAGCAGAAGTAGGGGATATAACTCTTACCAACTATGCAGTTGCCGATACTGTCTTTATTGCGAACATGCAACTCCTTCGTCAGCTTGTCGGAAGAGTTTATTACGACATCACTGTCAAAGTATTAAACACTGGTATTGCATTGGTTGGAAACGACAGATTCTATGGTCAGGCTCTGCTGGTCGGTCTTACTGAACCAGACGGTGATGCTTCAAGCGGAACTCCTGCCACTTTTGGTTTGACTTTCATGATCTCTTCAGTTGCGGTTCCAACAGTATAATTAAATTTTGATAGTTCCGGTTGTCACAAACCGGCCATGATAATGTCACTTTTATGGATACACCTTTCACAATCATGCCAACAGATGATGCCCCTAGTGCATCAAATGAGCCAACAATCCTTGCGCAACTCAAAAAAGTTATTGAAGGAAGCGTAAAGCGTCCTGATATCTTTGTTGAAGTTCCAGAGCGACCCGGCGTTACCGTCCGCGTTTCACCCAATGTCACTCAGCATCAGTTGAAGTCTTGGAGAAAAAACGCAGGAGAAGAAAGCAAATCAGGGATGGACACCCTCAAGTTTGCTTGCTCAGTTATCGGTCACACAACCACAGGTATTGCATTTAATGGCGAAATAGTCACTGATAGCAATGGTTACGAAGTCAACTTTGCTTCTCCAGAAATCCTTGAAATGACCAAGACGACACGCGCTCTTCCTGACTGTGTTCGTGCTTTCTTTGGTCTTGAACCCCATGTTGAAGCTGCTGCGGTGGCAATCATGGAAGCATCTGGATATGGGGACTCGGTGGAAACTATGGACCCTACGAAGGGGTCATCCAATTCTTAACTGAAGATGTGCGGGTAGTTTCTGCCGCACGACTAGGTGAATTGTTTGGTACTGACCCCATCAGAATCCTTGATGGTGATGATACTGAGTGGCT